ACTCATATAGAAATGTAGTGCTTCCTTGTCAAATGCTTATGCAGATGGCGTCACCCTATTCAATACCAGGCCCGCTTCCGTTTTTAGCTCCTCCAGGGCCGAGCCCTTTCAGTCTTGAGGGAACAGCTGCGGGGGATTATACAGCGGCAGCGGAAGGAAAAGGACATTTTGCAGCACTTAAGCATGTAGCGGAACATCTTGGTGAAGGTGATTCTATTACTGTTCGTCTTGGAAACTTTATTCAATTTGAGAGCGTCATTATTAAAGACGTTAATCCAGTATTTTCTTCTCGTATGGATACAAACGGACTTCCTATTAGTGCAACGTGCACTATTGTGATTCAAACATACGAGATTATGACACGCACTGCAATACAGCAAGCATTCATAAATAAGGCAGGGTAATGTATGGATAGGACTCGTTTTTACACGCAGGTTACGACGCTTGGAATTGATGAGCTTGATTATTTGTATAACTCATTATCCAATTTTAAGATGACATACCCGCCATCATATTACAGGGTTGAAGAATCTGATTTAACCCGTCCCGATATTATTAGCTACAAAAGCTATAACACGGTACGGTACTGGTGGCTGATATGTTATGTGAATGGCATCGAAGACCCGTTCCATGATTTGTTTTTAGGGCAGTTGCTTCAGATACCTAACTTGATTGACGTATATCTATTTTATAAGAAATACAGAGAACGCTAATGTTAGAATTACGTGGAAACTATTTACTTAATCTTACGTTCGGCGAGACCAATGTTGGTGTCAACTTTGGCAACATAAAAGAGTTTGTCATTATTCAGGATATGAATAAGTTTTTACCGTCGTTCAGCATTAAGATTATTGATGCTGAGGGGACGGTAACGCATATAAATCCGTTTGATAAATCAATGTCACGTATGTTTGTTGAAATAGGGGCGAGTGCTGCGGCAACAGATTTAAACAGCTTTAAGTTTATGGTGTATCGCAGAAAACCGCAGTCTTACTTTTCTATCGGCGTTGAGTATAGTATTGTCGGTCTTTTAGATATGGAAGGGTTATTTGTTCCCGAACATTCCAGGGCTGCTGAAGATTCTTTGAGCGGCTTATTGCAAGTTATTGCTGGCGAGATGGGGTGCGACAGCGTGGAGCTTGGTACAGGTCTTGATAAAGAGTCTTTAGTAATACAGCCTTTATGGACTAACGCACGATTTCTTACGTGGCTTAAGAAGAACTTAGGCGACCAGAACAATACAAGCTACCATATTTTTGTTAAGGTTGTTGATGGTAAAAGCGTTTTCGTATGTAAGAGTTTACAGGAGTTATGTAAGGCGGCTGTCAAATACAGTTTCATTATAAATGATGAGAGGATGGAGAACTTCCTTCCCGTGTTTGATTACAGCATCTTTGACAACTATAAGATATTTGGGCTCTTCGGGGCGCAACAAAAAGGGTTTAATTATTTTAGCTATGATGACGGCGAATATAAAAGCGAAACGACAAACCTCGATAATTTTCTTTCGATGGCCGATTATTTTGCAATAGATGCTGGAGATACCGTTGATTCTACAACGCCTTACTTCGGAAGGACAAATGAGTTTACGGGGGACTTTACGGGAAGAGCTAACGCAAACTATCACAAGCGTGTATCAGAGCTTGTTAAGATGTGGATTCTAACATGGGGGTTACCGAATGTTGCTCCTGGCGATATTGTTCGTGTATTGTTTGGGCAGGGGGTTGCGACGGGGGAGCTTTTTTCATATCAATATTCTGGTTACTGGCTTGTTGAACGTGTCGTACATCTTATCGGAAGTACTCATCGCACACGTCTATTGCTTACTCGGAACGGTCTTGATACTGATAAAGACACGACTCTTTTAAAAGCGTCTAAGAAGAGGAGATAAAATGCCTGGAGATTTTGCTGTAAAAGAAACAAAGCTGCCTGGAATATTTAGAGGTCAAGTGAAAGATGTTGATGACCCTGAGATGTTGGGCCGTGCTCGCATACTGATATATCCCATGTTTCAGGATATACCGACGTACAAGCTTCCGTGGGCCGTGCCTGCGTTTGGATTGTTTGAGGGCGCTGGGGTTAACATTGGAGCTTTTACCGTTCCCAGTGTTGACTCGTGGGTATTTGTATTCTTTGAAAATGGTGACATGTATCAGCCCGTATATTTTGCGAGCGCTCCGACAGGAAAGAATAGTAAGAAGGGAATACCTGTAGACCTTGTTGAGCCTAATTATCCGACGAGGAAAGCGTGGCGTACTACTTCAGGTATTGAGATATATATTGATGATACGGATAAAGAGATACAGATTAAGCATCCCGCAGAAGCTACTGTCAAGATAGATAAGGATGGCAACGTGGAAGTTATTACGGTCGGGGATGTTAGTGTTACCTCTGAGAAAGACTGTACGATTACTGCAACGGGGAATGTTATCGTAAGCGGAGCAACGATTCAACTTAATTAAGGATATGTATGGCGACAAAACGTGTATGTTGTTTAGGAGATGAAAGTAATCACGGCGGAACGGTTATCAGTACCGAGACGGACGAGACCGTAATCGTTGGCGGTGTTCCTGTTTGTGCTGATGGTGCGCAGCATTCGTGCCCGATAAGCGGCCACGGAGTAACGCCGATATCTCCGATAGCAATTAAGACGTATGTCAATGGAAAACTTGTTATTACTGAAGGCGCTCAGGCGGGATGCGGTGCTGTGATTGACCCGCCCGACAGAAAAGTTTACGTAGAATGAGAGGTATAGTATGCCGATTGTAGGAATAACACCGCCGACTGTTTGGTCTGACCTAGACCATCGTATTATTCAAGATGGCCAGGGAGCAGTAAAAGCTGTCTTTAATATAGATGCAGTGTCTACGTCTATCAATAATATTCTTGGGACAATGCAAGGTGAGCGGGTCATGCTTCCTAATTTTGCGTCCCGTCTTTCACAAATGATTTTTGAGCCGCTTACGGATGAGCTTAGTGATTGGATATCTCGTGAGGTGAAGTTAGTTGTTGAACGGTGGGACGATAGAGTAGAGGTTATGGAAACTCAATATTCTACCGATGCCGATAACAATATTATAAATATAGAAGTGTTGTTTCGTGTGAAGGGATACGACAAGGTTTTTTCCACGAAAGTAGCTTTTAATGCAACCCAGTAATACGGGAGGGTTTAAATGGCTGACCAGAGATTAGACTATGTAAATTATGATTTTGATGATTTAGTGCAGCAGCTTATTAACCGTGTTGCTGACAAAGCTGCGTGGACTGATACATACCGCTCATCGACGGGGCAAACGCTTATCGAACTTTATGCGTACGTAGCGAACCTGGTGTTGTATTACATTGAGCGTCGGGCGGAAGAATCATATCTTGAGACTGCCCGCAATCGTTCGAGCGTTATTAACCTTGTTCGTCTGCTTAACTATATCCCCAAACTACGCACGTCAGCGGCGGGCATTTTGACTTTTACGATTCCGACGATTCACTCCTCGAACATTTATATCCCGAAGTATACTGAATGTCAGACGCAAGGGAGAGTTAAGTATATCGTGTCGGAAGATGTTGTGCTTCTTGCGGGCTCACTCAGCGTCAATGCAAATGCAAAACAAGGAGAGCTTGTTGTTCTTGAATCAGTATCGAATGGCGGCGTTAGTCAAGAGTATCCTATTGAAGACTCAAATATCGAAGAAGGAAGTATCGAAGTTATTATTAACGGGGTTACGTGGGAACAAGTATCGACATTCCTTATTACACAGCCAGAGACGTTAGCGTACAGACTACGGTATGAATTGGATGATTCGATTACCATTATTTTTGGTGACGGTCAGAAAGGAAAGATTCCGCCGACGGGGTATACGATTACTCGTCGTTATGTTCGTTCTAACGGCGTTGATGGTAATGTGTATGCTTCAGACAGCATCAATGTAATTAACTCTACTATTTATGATGATGTGGGGGAAAGCGTCGAGGTAGAAGTAACTAATACTGATGTATTTCTTGGTGGGGATGAGCGGGAAGACACCGAAGAGATTAGATACGAAGCACCTCGGGTATTTGCGACAGGGGACAGGGCGGTTACGAAAGCTGACTATATTGCTATCATAGAGAACTATGCGGGCGTTGCTAATGCTAACATCTGGGGAGAAGCAGAAGAGAATCCGCCTAATTATACTATGTTCAACAGAGTTAATATCACGCTGTTGCTGCAGGATTGGTCATACCCGAGCACGACATTTAAAGATACTCTCACTGATTTTCTTTATACGAAATCTCAAGTGACGGTTAAATACGAGTATGTTGATGCTGTTATATTGCAAGTGATTCCCGTCATCAACATAAAGGTGCGTCCTGGGTATGTTCTTTCCACGATTCAGGACGAAGTTGAGCAAGTATTCGAGGAACAATTCACTCTCGGGATAACGACAAAACTTGGGGTAGCTAAACGTATTTCTGATTTAGTCGCCCAGGTAGATGCTGTTACGGGAGTTTCTTACCATCATCTTATTCTTGATATCCGTCAGACGCTTACCGCAGCTTATGATTCTTTTTATGCATACGGCGAAGTGCTTGATGCGCTTCCTATTCTTCCTGAGACAGTGCGAGTATATGTCGGGGAGACGCAAGTCGGCATTGATGACGGTGCAGAGGCTATCGGAGCAACGGCTTCTGGATATACTGTTTCTGGCGTTGTTAACTATGCAACAGGTTTGGTGGGAGTTGATATTTCTCCGACGCCCACCGAAGAAGTATATATACGATATCGTCAAGACGCTGCTGGAGATGTTGAGGTCAACAATATGCAAATATGCAAACTCCACAGTGTAAATGTAGTTGGGATTTCTTATTCGTCACAATAACGGAGGGTAAACATGTCAAAACACGGTTTTTACGAGGGGATTTGGACAATTAAGCACGTACGTAAAGGTGCGGTGATTTGGGAAGAGACGAAACGCAATGCTCTCGTGGACGAGGGGGAATCACTGATGCTCGATACGTTCTTTAGAAACATCAATCAACCGACACAGTTTTATGTGCGTCTGGCATTCGATTCTATTGCTGAGACCGACACGCTGTCGAATATTCAGCGTGAGCCTGTTGGCAGCGGATACGCTCCGCAGATTCTCGAGCGTTCTTTGGTAGGATTCCCGACGCTTGAGCTTCACGAAGGCGATTACAGGGTTAAGTCTAAAGAAGTAACGTTTACGGCTTCAGGCGGCAGTATCGGGCCAGTGAACGTAGCATATTTGGCAACAACACTAAACAATACAGGTAAATTGGTCGGATACGTTGCGCTTTCTATTGAGAGAACTATTTTAGATGGGGATGAGGTCTACGTAGCAATGACCATTAAGCTGAGGTAATTCATGGGCGAGAGAACCAATTTACTCGGATACGGTATAAATCACGAGCGACTGCTTAACGGATTCTTCGATGACTGGTTTTTGAACGTTCCCGACAACTGGATTGTTGGGTTCGGAACGACCTCTCGGGAAGATGTTATTGTAAATGTGGGGAGCTACTCGTGTGAGCTTGCACCCGCTATTTCTGATGATGGCTTTGTGTATCAAGACATACCTAGTTACCACGAATGGGTTGGCACGTATGCCACTTTTAAATGCTTTGTATATTCGACAACAGCGAATCAGGCCCGCATTGGTATATCTGACGGCATTACAACGGTCTGGTCATCGTGGCATACGGGAAACGGAACGTGGCAGGAGTTGTCCGTCACTACGTATATAGGCGGCGGAGCGACAGCGACTCGAGCAATACTATCAGTTAAGAGCGGTATGATAGCAACGGCGTTCTTTGATAAGGCATCACTTCCTTTATATATTGAGGGAGACCCCGAGGCGACTGCCGATATTATTGCGGATGGTGAGTGGGAAGTTGATGAAGATGTATTTAAAGCAGGCATGCGAGAGGTTCGTGACATCATAGGAGATGTAGAGTTTGGCCTTGAGACGGGCGTTGTGAAAGCAATCGATTTGCTGCCGCTGCTGCCGACTAAGTTTCATAGTTCGGATGTTCTTGTTCAGTATTTAGACGAAGTAAGTTTGCTTGTGGGACGATGGCTTG